AATGCCTGAATTCCACAGAGTAGAATTGTGTTCACACACAGGACATTGCTGATTCTTAGTCGTCAAGCAGTTGTCAATAAGCCAACCAGAAGGACCTTGAAAACCATGACCAAAGATTTTAACCCAAGGTAATCCATCTTCACCATCGGCTGGTGATGCGGGTAAGAATCGGATTGTTGCCATGCCGTTACCTGCTTTGTCAACTTCAGGTCGCCAGAATTTTTCTTTGTCAGAGGCACCTTCTGATGAAGCGTTAAGAGCTTCTACGGCTGTTTTGAGTTTGTCCAGATTGCCTGAACTCTTTTTCATTTTTGAAAAATCTACCATTGTATTACCTTTCTAGTATTAACGGAGTATAAAATTTATAAACGGATTGTCCACATTATTCATAATGTTCTTGTATTCTAACACAGGCCGAAGCCTGTGTCAAGAATTCTTTTGGCATACTTTTATCAATCAGTTATATCTGTTCCTTTACCTGCATACTTGTTCTTTACGAAATGCTGTTTTATTGCTTGTTTTTCTTCATCGGAATGATGTGTCTGAAAAGTAAGTCCACGATTTACATGATTATGAACTTCAAATTTGGTAGGTTTTGAATTGTCCTTATGTTGAACAGTTCCTTTGTGTACCAATGTATCCATTCCAACATGCTCTCCTTTATGAAAACCTTCTTTTGGTGAAATGACTTTGCTTTTTACCGAAAAACTACCATGTTTAGATGGCGTTAATTCTTCGGAATATGATTCATCAATCTGTTCAACTTCTTCATTTTTTTTAAGAAGTCCGGCACGTTCCATGTAGATTTTGTGTTGAACTGATTTGTATTCCATGAGTGTCTCCTAAGTTATATTATATTTATCCAATTTCAAAGCCAAACTTTCAACATTGCCAGAGTGGCCGGCACATTATTATGCCATATTGCAAGACCACCTGCTCTACGCCAATCATCAATAACACTTACAGTATCATCAATAATTAGTGCATCATGTTCAGCAAACTTATATTTCAATTGTTTGCCTGGAACAAAATTTTGTTTGAATGTAACTCCATGTTTCTGGAGCCATTCTTCTTTCTGTACTTTAATTTCATCATGTCGTTTTGGTGATGCAGTAGATGAAAGAATCTCGGTTGGAACACCATATTCTTCATACATTTGTTCCAATGAACGAATGAGTGCAATGGCTCCTGGCATCATGTCCAGTGTTGCGAAACTTCTTGCCTCAATAAATGTATCAAAATTCTTATGGAACTTTTTTGACTTGTCATCACGTTCTGGTAATGTACCAAACATTTCTTCATATCTCTTATGGAAGTCACAGATTACGCCATCCATGTCCAAATAAATTTTTGAGATTTTCACTGACATAATTCTTTAATACTTTCTTTAAGAATGGTTTTAAACTTCTCTTTGTCATACTGAATGAAAGGTTTATACCTCATACATTTTCTTTGGTATGTTGGCCATATAATATCATCGGATATCTTTTTGTTCCACATAGGAAAGAAATTCATAATGTCATCAAGTATCACCAGTGTTTCAATACAAATCTTGTGCTGCTTTGCACCTAGTAACAATGCCGGATAACCACCAGATGGTACCACAATCAGTTCATCTGGATTATCTGCCTGTTCTAAGATACGTATTATATCTTGTTCAAACTCATATGTCAAGCGCTGGTTTCTTTTTTGCCATATCTTGTAGTTTTCTTCACCTTCGGCATTGGCAATATCACCAACCCAATTTACATCCTTAACCAAGAAATTGGAGATATAAAAGTCCCTTAGGTCTTGGAGATTGTATTTTCTGGACAGGCGATAGAATGTATACTTGTCCTTTCGGTTGGCAAAAGTATCCTTTGAGACATTGGTTTTACCGCCATACTTAAAATAATCATAACTATCAGAGGTAAAATGTAATTTGATTGCATTGAATAAAGCAAAGGCTGAGAAGCCTGACCCTTCCTCAAAAGTAAAACTCATAACACCAGTTCATTTAATATACGCTTAACGCCAATTGTACCCTTGATAAAGGTATTGAAAGATAAACTAATTCTAGGTTTATCTGATTTATTTGGCGGAACAGAATGTCTCATGTTTGATGAAAAAACAATTATATCACCTTTATCAACTTCAATACAATATTCTTTTGAATTGTAATAATTTGTTGATTTATTTTCTATACCATAAATTTCATATTCTTCATTATGAAAGATTGTAAAATTTGAAATATTATCCACATCAAAATAAAAAACACCAGATAATACACTATTTGAATGTGTATGTACATTGTGAAATTTATCCTTGTCAGCAACATTCATCCAAGATTGTGTAATATACAAACTGAATCCATCAACTGGATTAATGATATTTTCAACATATTCGTCAATTACTGATTGTATATCTTCTTTCAGATTTGCAAGAACAGGATTCTCCAGAATATAGGTATCATTGCTTGTGTAATTACCCAAATTGAAAAATGTATTTTCTCTTTCACAGTTTTTCAGAATAAAATCATTTTCTTCTTTTGTTAGGTCTCTACCAATATTTCTGTGATATACTGGTTTAGCAAACAAATGAAATATGTTATTGTCATACATAATATAATTCCTTACAGTGGCAATTTAGAACTTTTCTTCATTAAGTTTAAATCTTCGGCTTCTTCTCTAATCTTGGCTTTCAATGCCGGAGATATAAGAGAAGATGCCACATCAATTTCCATTCCTGTAGTTTCACAGTGATGCACAATAGCATCCATATGTGATGTACCAAGTGCATATGACAATTCACCTATCATATCACTAAATTCACTAATCTCATTCTTTGTCGGCATATCAGGCTCTTGTGTAAAATAAATGGTTACCAATCTTAGCAACATACTTCAATTTCCATGCCGGATTTACCGATGTATTATGATAGTACATTGCTTGCGTTTTGTAGATTGTATCATGTAACTTTGCCTGTGTCAAGGCCTTCCTTGCAACGATTAGGCATTCTTCCCATGCATACTTATTTTTGATTTCATTTACTTTTAAACCAACCCAACTGAATTGGTATGTGCTACCTGTTTTCTGGTATACCACATCACAGATATTTGCGGGGAATTTGGAACTATTTGCACGGTTCATGGTGACCTGTGCTACAGCTAGTTTGCCTTCAAACGACTCTTTTGCAGCTTCATAGTAGAGGTTTTTGGCCATGCAAAGAACTTGCTTGCCAATATCTTGTGCTAGTATTTGTTCATACGAGAATGTTTGTTCTTGTGCCGAAATTGGCAGAATCATTGTGATAGAAATAACAATAGATGACAATAACTTCATCTGTACTCCTTGTGTGTGATAAAAAGGGGGGCGAACCCCCTTTGAACCCTCAGGCAGTTTTTCTGGTGACCTTGACTTCAGGTGCTACAGGTGTATTAGACACAAATCCATTCAAGGTCATAGCCTTGTTGATAATGTCTTGTTCTGAGGGGATTGTTGGCAGTGCCGGATGTTCAGGTGGTGTTTCACCCTTAGACCTTGCCGATTCGCATTGCATGTGCCAGCCTTGAGATATGCGGTCACGCTCTGCGTTGTATGAATCATATAACATATCTCTTGCCATCTTTAAAAGCTCAAGACGTATTTCAAATGGTGTCATGTTTGACATAGTTTTCTCCTTGTGTGTGTTAAGTGTAGCGGTGGTTTTTTAAATGGGCCCCACCGAACCCATATACTTATTTATCCAATTAGAAACTACGTGTGTAGTAGATTCCTTTTGTATTGTACTCAGATGATACTGAATCATTACGGCGTTCCAATTTGTATGCAACGCTGATGTTATCATTCTTGGTGATGTTGTAACCAAGAGCGATTGTTTGTTCATCAGTGTTATATGCGTTGGTGTCGCTTTCTGCCCAATCAGAACGGCGGCGATAACCATAACGTACACCGAAATCACCCATCTTAGCTTTAACACCGGCTTCTGCTACCCAAATGTTGAAGTCAATTGTTGATTTGTTTTTATGACCAACTGCACCTGCAACATATGGTGTGAACATAGTGCCTGTTGCGATATCATAACTAACTTTAATTTGTGCAAGACCTTCTTGTTTTTGTGAAGTGCTTTCAACACGTTCATCTTCCATACGTGCTTCAACAGTAAAACCATTGTCAAACTTCTGACCAACGTTCAAACCATAAACATAGTTTGTTTGTGAAGCATTTTGTTTGTCTTTTACATCATAAGTGATGGCGGCATAAGGACCTGCTGCTGATGCGATACCGAATACAGAGGCTAGGATTGTTGCTAGAACTACTTTTTTCAATTAAAACTCCTTGTTGTTAATAAAATGATGGGTTTCTTTTTAGAGTAAACCCACCAAAACTCTTTAACGGTTAGCGATGTACATAGTGATTTCAAACCCATATCTCATATCGCTTGCTTGTGGTGTAGACCATTTCATATTAGTTCTCCTATAATGTCACAACGAATTGTTGCAACTGGATTATATATGGACAGATATGAGAATGTCAAGCAGAGATAATCATGAATCTACACCAGTGTTAATACTGTAGTAGTTTAATTCTGTTACGAGGATAAACTACCAAAAACCCTAAGCAGTGTTTAGGCTGCTAATGCGTACTCATAAGAGCTATCGTTTGCATTTACGTTTGTTTTAGTTTTTACACCTACTCTGGTGAGTTGTCCACTTCTGTACTATTTGCCCTGTCGAAACTATGCACCCCCATCAAAAGAACTCTTTAGTATAGTCTATAGCACTTGTCTGTCTCTATACAGGATGAAGAATTCTTTTGGTGGAGGTGGGGGGATTTGCACCCCCGTCCAGAACACATTTCAAGTTGCTTCATACAACCATAACTTCACATTATACATTAAATTATATAGTTTGTCAATTGTTTGGTGAGGTATTGCCGGTATTTGCTTGGATGATATAATTTGGTATATCACCATCATTCAATAAGGTAACAACAGGTTTTTGTGATATTACATAGTCCCATTTATTCAAAGTATGATTCCAAACAGGCAAATGGTCTTGCATAGGTGCAGGTTCTTCAGCATCAACACTTAATGCTGGCATCAAATAAATTCCAGGTTCAAGTGGTGATTCTTGTGCTGTTGTCATTCCTTGGAAATAACCATCAGCATCAAGTTGTGCAACCATTTTTACATTAGCCATTTAAAACTCCTTAATACTTAATACACGTTAATAATGCCACATTACGAGGACGTACTTTATATCGGCTTACAGTACGACTAGCGCCAGTTTGAATAGTTGATGATGATCCACTAAATTGTGTGTAGTAAGGTCCATCATTATTATCAAAACCCACATCAACTCGTTGTGGAGCTTGGTTATCAGTTCCGTAAGCATTTTGTCGTGAACCTATTGTACGACCAGAATCTATACCCCTAGAATTATCCCATCCACGCAAAAATTCTCCACGCATTTCAGGAACATTAAAAGTGGTTGAACCATCACCAGTACCATATACTGTACCAATAGCTGCAAATAAATCCGAATAAGTTGTTCTAGATACAGCAGCACCATTACATTGTAACCAACCTGTTGGTGCTGATGATGCACAAAAACTGGAAATCATTCCAGCTGGTTGTAAATCTACAAGTGTTCTTTGTTGTGCCATCTTTTATACCTTAATATTTGATGCAATATAATGATGCTACGTTACGTGGTCGTACTTTATAACGATAATGTGTTTGTGTTGTATCCGCATTACCTGGATTTGAAGCAACACTTTGTGTATTGTATGTGGAAGGACCATCTATATTGTCATGACCCAATGTAACACCTTGATAAATTTTATCATCAACACCGGTAGCATCTTGTCGTGAACCTATTGTACGAGCAGGATCTACACCTCTAGAATTGTCCCACGCTCTGACAAATTCTCCACGTAATTCGGGAACATTGAATGTTGTACTTCCATCACCAACACCATATACTGTACCAATAGCTGCAAATAAATCCGAATAAGTTGTTCTGGATACAGCAGCACCATTACACTGCAACCAACCTGTTGGTGCAGTAGAATTGCCAAATAGCGAAATCATTCCAGCTGGTTGTACATCTACGAATGTGCGTTGTTGTGCCATCTTTTATACCTTAATATTTAATACAAACCATAAACGCTACATTACGTGGTCGTATTTTGTACATACTGTATGTTCTTCCTGTGTTATTATCTCCAGGAACACCACTCACACCTCGTACATTATATGCAGTACTATCTGTATTATCTAATCTAAGTGCAGCATCTTGTAATGCCTGTTCATCCATTCCAGTAGCATATTGAAAAGAACCAAATGTACGACCAGAATCTACACCTCTAGAGTTATCCCAACCTCTAATAAATTCACCACGCAATTCTGGAAGATTAAAAGTAGTTGAACCATCTCCTACACCAAAAGTGGTGCCGATATTTGCAAACAAATCTGAATATGTAGTACGTGATACAGCAGCACCATTACATTGTAACCAACCTGTTGGTACAGTAGAGTTACCAAACATTGAAACCATTCCAGCTGGCTGTACATCTACAACAGAACGTTGTTGTGCCATCTTCTAATCCTTTATTTTTGCTCTTTATAAAATTGAATTGCTTTTACTAGACCATCTATGTGGTCTTCCGTTTTTTCAATAAACAAGCCAGGTGGTTCGTTATCAATCGCCATAATAGTCACCAGCTGATTGATAGGTTGACCAACAAGCTCCTCATACATAAGACTGTACGCAGTTTCCTGCCAAAAATAATCTAGAATATCATCACGTTGTTTAATTCGTTTAGAAGTCTTAAAGTCAATGACTGAAAGTACGCCATCAAACTCAGCAATACAGTCAACACGACCAGCAAGTCCTAATTGCTCAGACCATAGTGCCTGTTCTTGATAATGTATATTGTCAATTCTATCAAGTAATGGTACCAATGCGATAAACATCTCTTTGGCATCCGGCATAATGTCACCTAACTTATCGTTATTTAGGTATCTTTCACATAATGTATGCACATTTGTACCACGGAAACTGGCCTGTTTAGAGATTTTGTTGGCTGCTTCTTCACCCACACGCTTACGCCAAGCCATAATGGATGCCTTCTTTTGAGCACCAATGACTGTGGTTACAGATGGGAGTTTGTTTCCTGCTGGTGTGACATAGTAACGTTTACCATCAGGAAATGTTTGTGAAGTTAGGTCTGGTAATACTTTAGGTGGACAGTAATTGAACATAATATACTCATGGTTAAAATTTTTATTGTTTTGGATATTTTTCTTTGATTGCTCTTATTGTTGCTGCCATTGATTCTGGAAAAACACCAGCATGAAACAAAGCATCAAGTTGGTCACCAATAGATGGATATTCAAATTGACGTAGTTGTTTGTAATCTAAAGTGCTTTTGAATAGTGCATCAGCTGCTGCTCTATTTTCTTCACGAATAATATCTGCTTGTTCATCTGTAACATAAACCATATCATCTTTGATTAAATGGTCTTGGCTTCCATCCAATTCAAAAGCCCATATTTGATTGTTTGAGTCTTTATAATGTTTCATTTTTTTCCTTTATCTAAATTCATATGCAAGTTGTAGAGATGGACTGCCTGTTCCAACGTTACAAGTATATGTAGAACCGTTTGGAACAATACAACAGATTGGACTATCTACACCATCTCTTGTTGCGCTACCTGATCCAGATGATCCTTGTATAATTGCGTCAACATAAAAATCCGCATAAGAATTGCTATTAGCATTTCCACGAACAGTAAATACAACCAATATTGGTCTACCAGTACTATTAGTGTATGTTGTATCCAAAGCTCTTGAAACAGATTGCCAAGTTTGGCCACCAGTTCCAAAATTAGATCCTGTTGATTTGAAATTACCACTATTAAAAATTATTCCAGTTGAATTTAATGTTATTGCCATTATCTTAACTCCGCCCATATTGCAATACTTGGATTACCATTACCTGCTACAGTAGTAAATTTATATGTAGAACCAGGTTTTACATAAAACTGTGCTTGATAACGATTGCTACCACCTGATGGATTTCCGTTACTACAACCAAGTCTACCTAAAGGAACACCATCTATATCTATTGTTGCCGCTGTCGCTAGACTGTTACTAATTGACACAGTTATAGCCACAACAATTGTTTTACTTGTACTATTTGTATAAAGTGTATTAACAGTTCTCGAAAATGACTGCCAAGTTTGTCCTGTACATATAGCAACATCAGTTTGATAAGAACCATTATTAAAAATAATAGTATTATTTCCGTTGTATAGTTGTATACTCATGCTTCAGCCCAATAATAGAGAACAGGACTTCCTTGTGTTACAAACAAACCATATGTAGAATCATTAGGAATAACTGCAAAAAAACCAGCATAATTTTGTTGTGATGTATTTGAAAAATCATACAATCGAGCAATCGTTACGCCATCAACCCTCACTTCTATGTTAGAAGTCGAAACATTATTACCAATAGTACCCCACCAAGTTATTGGTCGACCTGTACTATTGGTATATGTTGTTCCAACCACTCTACTTGGTGTTGTCCATGGTATATAACCAAGGTCTGCTGTAGATTGTGTCGTAGCATCATTGTATATAATTGTCGTGGTGTTTGCGGTTATTGCCATATTTTATGGTTCTCCTATGACCTATATTTATCCGTTAAATTCCTAACTTATCACAGGCCACAATAAACGATTTCACCAACGAACTACGCACGATATCATCAGGTGTAAAGGTAATCTCACTGAATTCATCCATGTGTCTTGCCACATTTAGAAATTCTTTCAGTCCAGATACATCATTCTTAGATTTAATCAGGTCATTTTGTTTCAGGTCACCAATGAAAATGATTTTAGACCTATGGCCAACACGGGAAATAACTGAACTCAATTCATGGAATGTCATTGACTGTGATTCATCTACAAGAATAATAGCATCATCAATAGAAATACCACGAATGGCAGTAGTAGAAATAAATCTGGCATAGCTTTGTTCCTTTAGTCTGTCCCATGCATCAGAACGACCAAAGAGAGTCTCCGAGATTTCCTTGTAAGGTGTCTCGTATATCTCCATTTTCTCATCCAACGAACCAGGAACGAAACCTTGGTCTCTTACCTGAACTGCTGAACGAACTACCACAATTTGTTTGAATGGGTTGGACCTATCTAGGACTTCCTCTAGTCCACGATACATTGCCAAGAATGTTTTACCTACACCTGGAGAACCAAATAGGCCAATGAAATAGTCTCCACGCTTGTATGCATCAAAAAACTTCTGCTGATTTTCTGTTAGTGCATCAAATGTTTTTAAGTGATCCAGTTTTATCTTTAATGAATTTGAAACTGATGGTTGCTTATATTCTTCGTTTTCGTTATTTTCAACTCTCTGACGAGCTGGTGTTTTTTTGGTTACCATCAAGACCCCTGTTAGATTTATAATTGCAACAAAGCTGCATATTTTTTATTGTTTTGTTGCTTCGGTTTATTCTTACGAATTTTTTTCAGGTTAGGTATCACGCTGGATTTTTTATCATGGTCACCTTTCTTAGGAAGAAACAGAGCTGGAATTTGTGGCATATTTTTAACTATTAAATACATTAAAGGAAATTGAAATTCTTTTGTGGTCAGTTTTGTTTACAGTGACAAAATGATTTAAGAATGATGGAAATAAAAGAATTAATCCATTTGCTGGAGTCCATTTAACATGTTCTGGATATAAAGAACATTCAACATTTGTATGCCTATACATATCAATAGTTGGCTTGAAAACTATATCACCATCGTTGCCATTTGTATCAAAATAATAACAACCAGAAATTGTTGATCCAGAGTGGTCATGTAATTCTTGAAAATGCCCTTTTCCATTAAAATTTACCCATGATTCTGAAATAGATAAATTGTTTATTTTTGTATAAATTTGAGAAAATTCTTCAATGTGTTTTTCAATATACTTTTTTAATAAAGGTGTTTTGTCACAAAAACTATATTCATTTGTGAATGTAGTTTCAAATTCACAAAATTGAAAAGGTGATGGTTTTGTTTCAATTGTTTTTATAGTATTTTCAATTTCCTGATGCATCAGTTCAAATGAATTTTCATCTTCATCAAATTCGGAATGATATATTGGTGTTGGCCACCACAATTCAATAGACATTTTTTTACCATTCCCTATTCATTTTGGTTTTATGACCACCTTTAATAGTGTTTCCTGGAATGGTTTCTTTCATACGATTGATGATATACTTTTCAAACGTAGAGTCGGCCTTACCAGTTCCTGGTGTGTCCATACGCATACCATCACCTAGACCTGGTATGCCATTAGGTGCAAAGTATCTTTGTAGGTTTGGATTTTTTTCTTTGAATTCATCATACTCAGCAAGGCGCATGATATGTTCTTCAACTTCATTCGTATCTAAATTGAGAAATGTATAAATCATGTAGGTTGAAACCAGTTTGGAACTGGACGTGAGTTAATTTTTCCTTGCCATGAAGCAAGGTGCTGTTTATTATTTATATAGTAATTGTGATATGATGCCATAGAATCACCTGCCACTTTTACTTCGTCAGGCATGGCTGGTGTAGGACCTGTGAATTCACCTTTAGGTATGTTGTCAGGAATTCTTGCAAGGTCAGGCACCAATCTAGCACAGGCATGGGTTTTGCCATAACGATATGTGAATTCTTCAAGCAGTTCACACCACAAAGTATACAACCACACATAGTTTTTATCTGATTGCCGAGACCAGATTGCAGACGGATGATTTTGCATAGTTGGTTTCATGAGGCGTGTTTCACGAGCATCAGGTAGTCGCCATGCTTTGATTGACCGATTGTTTGCTGTTAGTCTACGGTATTCTTCGCCGTCAAGTACACGGTGAGATGTACATAACAGCTGAGCATACTCAATAACCATTTTACACACATGTTTGTCAACGTGCATTTCAGCACAAATTTTAGGATCGTTATGTAGATAAAAAATGTTCATGTGTTTAAATACCGAATAAAACCCACAGTGTCAATGCAGGTAAGCAACATATAATTAGCAACCATGCCAAAACTTCTCCGAGTATAAGCAGCCCAGCTGTATATAGCGCAGCCGCTGATCCATACGGGATAGAGAATATGGAAAGGAACATTTGGTACAGAGATGGCAAAAATGATAGCACAACAAATAGAAGCAGCCCAAGCAAAAACTTCAAAGACAAAACGAATTTTGTTACTCTTCCAATCATTTTTTATCCATTCAAAAATACCATAAACAATATCATTCATCGTGTGACACCACATCCAATCTACCATCAATAATATAACCACAACCACGCAGGAACATGGCAAATTCATCTAGAACATTATCAATATGTTCTGCTTCAAATTCCATATTGATTTTTGTTCCTGGGTGTCTGTCAGTAAATGACAAGATTTGTATGTGTTGGGCTTTAAGTTCGAATTTCATTTTTATGCGCCGCCTTGACCAAATTTAGGAATTTCTAATTCACCATTCTTTTTAACTTTTACAGGCACAGTAGGTGTTTCTTCTTTAGTTGCTTTAGGGAAACGGCGAGCAATATCATCAGCAGATACTGGTTGCATAGCAAATTGTTTGAATTCATCATAACTATTTTTTACACGCATTACTGATTTAACATTCATGCCAGCAGTATGAATCATAGACAATTCACATCCACCATTGAGCAATGGTGCAATTTCAACAAGATGGTCCAAGTTAATGATAACTGGACAATTCTTTTCCATAGAATCAACTTCAACAAATAAACTCATAACTTTCCCCTTATTTTCTATCACAATCAGCCACACGAATTAAATAAACTGTTGTCTCTGCGTGTGGACGTACAAAGAAACATTCACCTTTAATAGACCATACAAGGTGGTTTTGAATGCCATCTTTAAAGTCTTTTAATGTATCTGGTGTTGGTGTGGGTTTGACATAAAATACCACTGTATAAACAATCAACAAAATGGCCAGTATGTAACCAATCAAGTTTGATATATTGTTTTTGAACCAATCAATCATATTTTTCCTAGTTTAGATAAGAGATTATACACACCAATGCCAAATAAGGCAACAGCTACCAACAGGATTGACAACTTGGTGGATTCCTCACCATAATACTCAACCTCCAACTTAATCATGTCTCTTTGAGCACACAACATCTGTGAGGATTCTGTTTCTCCACCCATCATACGGATGGTTTTCTCGGATTCATGCAGCCTGCGCTTGGCTGAAATGTAATGTATATATGAAATCATTAGGCACCTAAATCAAAATCCGGATGGCTGGTTTGTGTAAACTTTTTGAATTGTCGTGTACGGTCATCAACTTCATTCAGTTGTTCCTGCATCTCACTCATTGAATTAACTCTATCTCTGAGAACCCGCATTTCTTCTTCCAAATTTGTAATAATTCTCAATATATCTTCTGTTTTCATAATTAATCCCATAAGTTTTGATAGTATTTTCCAAATAGACGGAAACCATTTTGAATTCGTTCTTCAACTACTTTGATTCCATCATAGTCACACTTGTATGTATTATTCGGTCCTTCAACCCATTGATACATTGTGGCCTTACCATTGTCATCCCATGCAACAGCAACAGTTTTCATATCGTGGGTACCTGAACGATATGCATCCATCCAAGAATCATCTTGTTTAGATTCAAAGGCAAAAATTATTTCACCCATCACCCAATCCCAGCGCTTAAAATGATTAGCATCAGTGTCCCATACATTTACTTTTGATGGCGCACTGGTTGACTTCAATTCTTCTGGTACATCTTCATCATCAACAAAACCTGCACCGTGTGTGGTTACCCTCAACTGTTTCAACATAGGCAAAACAATCATACCTAGTGTGGCGTCCATTGACCATGTATCCCATTTGTCAATCTTTACATAATCAATTTTGGGATGTACAAAGTCAAGGAACTTTCTAATGGCACCACAAATAGGTGTCAATCGGTTCACCCACTTTTCATACTTGTGATTAGGTTCATCTTCATGGTTGTAGAATACATCTTTGTCTTTCTCCCAAAAACAAACCTTTTCCAAGATTTCGTACGGAGAAATCCAATGACTGCGATAACTGTTAATATAAACTTTCATCAAATCACCTTTAGTTTTTCTTGAATTGTAAACAATTCTTTCATGTAAGGAGAAATATCACCTAACACACTTCTAGCCAAATCACCTGTCCGTTTTGGTAATACATTTACCTGAAAATCCATATCGTTGACCTCTTTGAAAAAATCAACCATCTGCAATACAGAATATCCAGAACCTGTGGCCAAGTTTTGTATTGTACCATCAGATGGCAATCTAATGGCAGATTTAATTGCTTGGCAAACTTCTGATACATGAATGTAATCACGCAATGCGGTACCATCATATGTATCATAGTCATCGCCATATACATTGAACACACCTGTTTCCATACCTGCTTTAATCAGATTGTACATCAGACCATCCATATTTGTTGGATCATAACCAGCAGAACCAATCACATTGTAGAATCTGAATATTGTACAATCTTTATTGTTCAATTCACAATACTGTCGTACCATATCCTCGGTTACCCGTTTAGATGTGGCATATGGACTGTTAGGATTCTCAGCAGCACCAGTAGAGGCAAAAATAAAATGTTTGTAGTCAACGTGCTCAAGCATTTTCAATGTACCTGTTACATTGGTCTCATAGTAACGCATTGGATTTTTTACAGAATCACCAACATTAACCAATCCAGCCAAATGCACCACAGCATCAAATTCACCCTCAACCATCTTATCTTCTAAGATATTATGTAGTATGAATTTGTCTGCTGACTGTGGTGCGAATACACGATCCAAACCTACAGTATAAAAATTAGGCAATACATCAAGCAGGTGTCTGCCGATGTAACCAGAACTACCCGTTACTAGGATCTTTTTCATCTTCATACTTAATTGTGTTAATCATTGACATTTTTTGTTCATTAGACCAAGATTTCAAATAATCATTATCTGAATCAAACAAATTCATGTAGTCTGTTGCAGATAATTCCCGTGTTGATACGATTACTTCATCAATGTGCTTCTGTGAGAACTCATGAAATTCATGGTTACCTGCTTCACACACCACTTCATCCATGGCATGGCCTTCTTCACGAGCCTCTACAACATAACGCAAACGAAACATTGACACTGTTTCAACCAAATACAATTTCTTTTCCATATCAAACCTCCAAAAATTTCAATTTAAATCTATCAGCACGATCCTCATAAGCATCATAGCCACGTGGGTTACAAACGATGCGAGTAGAACCAATCATGTAGTCAAAATCTTCATGTGTATGACCATGAGTCCACAATTTAATTTGTGGATGATCCATGATGAATTCATCCAATGCAGTACTGTAACCACCATTCATAATCACTTCATCCGCATAACGTGGATGTGTTGACAATTTACTTGGTGCATGATGACCAACAACAACGAATTTCTGGTCAAACTTGCCTTCAATCATCAATCTTATATATTCAAGCATTTCCTTGTGGTCAACAACAGCATCTTCTGGTGTGAATTGTGCTGGCTTAGTATGAGTACCCCAAGGGTCTTTTACCCAATCACCAGCTTCATTGGTATGTCCGCCTTGATAGATAACAGGTTGTTTGTTACTGTTTGTAACACAACGGAAATCATTCATCATGCTGGTCATATGCATCAATGTAATTGGATCTTCCTTGTTCATGTCAGTCCACAATGTACCACCGATGAACTTAACATCACCTACTTTGACCATTTCCTTATCTAGTATGTACAGATTATCCAAATAACCAAGATTATCACGTAGACGTTTAATAGTGTCCCTAAAATCACCGTGATAATGTTCGTGGTTTCCAACGATGTAGATAACATTAGAGAATCTGTCACAGCATTCTTGAAAGAACGTATGTACTCTGCTATTGCGGTCAAACCTGTCGAAAATACCATGTTCATCTCTATTCATCAAATCTTTAGCCACACAAATATCACCACCAAGAATCAGCACATCAGCACCTTCGGTATTTTCGAGGCTGATAGTACCAAATTCAAGGTGAATGTCTGAACAAACTGCAATCTTCATTTTTTTCTTTCTACGTAAATACCTTTGTATGGTTTACATACTGTTTGATTTTCAAACACCCTAACAGTTTGGCAATCCAGTCCAGTATTGTAACTTAACATATGGTCTGTAATTGTTTTATCTGTAACTACGTAAACACCACTACTTATTACTGTGCTGGCTGCTGTGCATCCACTAAGAAACAATAATAAGAGATAACGCATTTACTGAAGTGTTTGATTTGAAGTCTCCATTATACTAGATTGGGCTAAAGAAAGCAACCGTTCCGTGTCGGATTCGTTGTTAATCTGTTGTGAAATGGCAACAATCCTTGCTAGTACTATAGCAGTAATAACCTCAAAACCAATTTTGTGTTTAACGCAGGAATCTAACAACATGGAATCTATATTTTCTGTCAATTCCATTAATTCCGCATCGTGAATTGTATCTTCAATCATTAATCAATCCTATGTTTAATATCTTTTCGGTAAACCTAAGAAAGATGATGGTCTTGGGAAACCATTTGCATCTAACGCCCAATAGTCTCCTGGTGGAAGTTTGTAATCAGGTATTTTCACTTGTTCTGATGGAACATATGATGATACAACTGGATGTGATGGCAAAACACCTGTAGTACCTAAAACCATTGGCGGTACACCATCCATAGGCATCAATGATGATGACTTTTTGTCATCAACAATTGTATAACCAGGAATCACTTCACAGTTAACCATTGCAGGCAACATCAAAGTGCCGTGTGTTGTTTTTTGCGGAACATATTGAACCACAGGTTTCATGCGGTTTTCAATACAATCTTTTGAAGCCTGAATAACTTCATTACGTTGCATATATTCAACATCTTTGAAACCACTTACAACATTGGGATTGTTAGATGGTCCAACCACCCATGCAGGTTGTTGAATTTGTGGCACTTGCGTTGGTGCTTGTTGAATGATAATCTGTGGTTGTGGTGGTTGTGATACTGCTGCATCGGCCACTTTAGGCTTTGCAGGCACTTCAACTTCAACAATCTGTGGTTTGCTGGCACAACCAACAACCAAAATTAATGGTAAAAACCAAAACAATTTATTCATCATAATTCTCCTTCACACTCCATGCCATAAACAAAATAACAATAAAATCAAAAATCACACCAGAAAAATTGTCAGCATAAGCCTCAGCCAACAAATTACTGAACATAAAACCCATGGTGAACCATGCAATCTCAAAACCATACTCATTCAAAAAATTAACTATTTTTTCCAACATTACGAATCCTATCAATTAACAAATTAGCTTCGGCTGTGTCACTGATATCATCAAGCAACTCATGCTCTTGTGTCAGCAACTCAGCCTTTGCCATACGAATCAAACTCAAAGCATAATCAACGTCATCATTGTCTGCTTGGTCTAACCATTCTTCAAATGATTCATCGGTTGTATTGAGGATGAAATGGAGATTATCACGGTCCCAATCATTCATGCCATCTTACCCAACACAGTATAAATCAATTGATCCAATTCTTCTGAAAATGCTTTACCATTTCTCCGTTTTTGATAAATGAATTCTACAATTTCTTTGACACCGGTGTCAGTCGCATAACCACGATTTTCCAATTCATCAATCAAATCATCGGTTTCAAAATAAGTAAGGTCAACATCAACCTCAACTTCAGTATAAATTGTGCGAGATACCATATCAATCTTTCACGGTTGTGGTTCTATTAAACAAGAAGCCAGATAACACACTCAAACCCCAAGCCTGTAACCAAGTTATCTCATTGATACCTTGAACAGCAGGAACAAGACAATCATTCCATAATGCCATAACAGGCCAACTAAGCAAAAAGCTCAGAGCAACGGCAAATAAAATTGCGCCGATTGTAACGCCTAGGATTTTTTGTACGGTCATATCAAGCCTCAGCAGTTTCAGTTTCTTGAACTTCGGTTATTTCAGCAACAGCAGGTGATGCAGGTACAATTTTACCAACATAACGACCATCAGCATTAAACTCGGTGTAATTCATCAACTGATAGGCCTTGACTTTACGACCTTCTTTGATAACTTTCACAATACCACCATCTTTGCGGATATTGTAAATGTTGGTTGACAAGCGATACAACACCGCTTCTTGGTCTGTGCCTTTAAAGACTGAAGCAATTTCTTCAGGTGATGCAGGGTTGCCAGACAGGAGAACCTGTGTGATTTTTTCATGGCGATTAATCTTACCTTTACGAACTGTATTCATAATATATTTCCTTATTTAAATTAAAATGGGATTTCATCATCAAATTTTGTAGTCACGGTTTCTGTTTCAGGTTCTACCTTAGCATCTACCTTAGAGTACAAGTCTAAAAAAGCCGTCTTGGTTTCAGCATCAAAACGGCTGACACACAATTCAATGGCTTTCGTCCTATCACCAAAGATTTTGAATGCCTTGGCGATATGGACAAGTCGGCGAGTAGAGATAATTTCATCTACGGCGCCTTGGTCAAAGGACTGGCGAACAATGTCAGCCCATTGGACCAAATGGTCTACAAATTCTTTGTCATCAATCAATGGTGACAGAATTTTCTTTTCTGTTTTTGCATCAGGATATTCCTGTTCAACAGTAATCGGGAATCGTTCTAAGAAAGCATCATCAAGAATCTGTGACAGATAACGACCTTCTTCTGAACCACGGCCTTTGGTGTTTGCAGTAGCAATCACATTGAATCCATTCTTTGGATACACCATCTCACCGTTTTTCTTGTTGTAGTATGGTTTGCCTTCTAAGATACCTTGCAAACACATTAACTTATTGGATCCACGGTCAACTTCGTCAATCAACAGAATGGCACCACGCTTCATAGCCGTGATAACAGGACCATCTCTATTAACAACATTACCACCGACAAGAGTAGGACCACCCAACAGGTCACTTTCATCAGTCTCAATCGAAATGTTAACACGAATGCATTCTCGGTTAAGCTTTGCACAAACTTGCTCGACCATAAGCGTCTTTCCGTTTCCAGAAAGGCCAGTAATAAACACAGGATAATACATATTAGTCCTGATAATGTCAGTAAGGTCTTTATAGAATCCAAATGGAACATAATCAGGGTACTTTGCGGGAATTGAAACATCTGAATCATCAATCAACTTAGGTTGTTTGAACTCAAGCACTTGTGCAGCCAAAGCAACTTCAAACTCAGGTTCTTGTACTTTAGGTTTTGTGCCAATGTCAGGTAGTTGATACTGACCACGTTCAGCACGATAGTCGGACTTGGTTACAAACCAATAGGGAAATGAAATGTTATTTTCTTCAACAACACGTTGAATTTGGTCACGGGAAAGAATTGCTTTCTCACCAAAGATTGCTTCTGCCGCTGTGACAAAGGCTTTTTGGTTTCTGTTTAAACTCATTATAAAAACTCCAGTTATTCGGTGAATCAATTATATCATAAATTTAGGCAAGTGGCAAGCGGTTGTGTAGGAAAACAACAGGTTTATTCGTACATCCACTTGGAAGTCTGCTCAAAGGACTTTTCCTGGACGGTGGGGCCATCATGTGTTCTGGCATTACCACATAGAAAACAACCTGGGGTTCCACAATCCATGGCGTGGCGTTTAGCAAACTTGTGTGCTTCGTCCACTTTCATACCAGAAGCCTTGGCAATTTTGACTTGCTTTGCCACGGCACATTCATCTTTTTGCATACGCTTGGTACGCTTGATTTTATCTTCTTCTGTACTCATGTTAATAGGTCCTGTATAATGTCCATTGCTATTCTAACAATTTCAGGATCAATACGGAGTTTTGTTGCTATCTCTAGCAAACTCCAGTCTCGATCCATCATCTCCCTGACTTGCAACAATATTGTATGTTTCATTCTAAGTCCAGTAAAAGTAAAACACCTAAGACTACCAACCAAACAGAATCTTCAATATTGTGTTCATATCCCCAAAAGGCCAACGCAATACATCCAAGACCTGCTATTGCTTTACTTAGGTATTTCATAATCAGAACGCATCAAAGTTAAAATATTTTGGACGTTCTTTGGTCAAAATCATAGTCACGCCTTGTTTCTCAAAGATAAACTGACCAGTTTTGTTGTTGAATTTAACCAAATCATCTTGGGTGAAATCTTCTTCACCCCAACCACCATCTTCATCATCTTCAACAGTACCGAGAACGGAAGTTTCTCCACCTGTTTTCTTTTTAGGATCAAATTTCCAATTGATACAGATTTCTTTTGCAGACAATGGTGTACCATTCCAAGTAGAAGGACTGATACGAGTAGCCGTGCGGTCACCTTTAAAGATTTCAACACGATATGCGGCACCAGCGTCAAACTCTGCCTTCACGTTTAGAATACGCATTGCTTCTTGTGGTGTTTCACCATAACGGTTCATTTCTTCAACCAATGCCTTTAACATATCAAAGTTAAATGCAGCGAATACAGAGCTGATGTTCACAACGGTGTCAACTGTTTTCGGTTCTGGATTGGCCAGATTTTCCAAACAGTATTCACGGATGAATGCCTCGTCCAAACCTTTGAAGTCAATCATGTAAAAGATACGACCTGGTCGGTTACGCATATGGCTATCAACACGCCATTTATCATTACTGGTCAACATGAACAGTTTTTTGGATGAATAGATGCCGTCAAGCAATGTCAACAATTCTTCCTGTTCATCGCTACTGTACACCTTTTCAAATTCATCAAACAACACAATACATGGTTGCTGAATAGATTGAATCAGTGTATTGAATTTATCGCCATGCCATGGTGCATTGACAACAATGGTCGGCACACTTTGTTTGGCCAATTCAATACAGATATTCTTACTGAGCAAGGTTTTGCCTGAACCTTTTTCACCAACAAGCATAACGCCTGTAGACTTATCACGGTTCCAAAAACTGCTGATGATACGATTGGTGTTCTTAATCGTATCACCGTACATTCTGGCAGGAATATCAAACGATGGAATCTGTTCGATGTAAAAATTCTCAAATGGATCCTGCTTCACGACATAGTTACCAGCAGGCAACGATTCATGCAAGTCCATAGATTCTTTTGTAGCAATACGGAATGTATTGCCTGATTTCATGTAGTAACTCATTCTTTTATCCTTTAATTCCAAGTCCTGTGTCGTTCAGCAACGTGCTCAAGGCCGTCATATTCTTCAATGTACCAATTTACATCATCGGGTATTTCTACAACTTTCAATTCTGAATAACTAGTGTTGATTGCGGTACCTTGTTCTTCAACCATTGCAACCAATACTGGACAATCTCTTGGTATATCATAATACCAAAAATTAGGGTCTGTGATATCCTTACGGCTTTTGTATTCATCTAAGGCAGCATCGGTCATACCAAAACCACCAAAACAACTATTAATAACAACTTTCATTCTTTACTCCTCGTCCTCATTATACTTTGGATCGGTTTCAATGGCAATACTACCAAACTGGATTATACCATCCCATCCTTTTGTACCTCTACCACCGCCTGTTACAAAATCAATTTTAAAATCCACAATGGCACCTATATCCAAAAATTGGTCATAGTTGTCAACATACTTGATATCTTCAAGCCTGATACAGCCAATAGAACCCGAATCAACTGAATATGAATGTCCATAATGGTCATCATAAAGACCATCACCCCATTTTGTAGAATAAATGGCAAATTTACGGCCATCTTTCAATTGGAATTCGCCGTCAATGACTCGACTACCTTGAATAGTAAGCTCACAAATTTCGAGCCATTCACTATCTGTCATTATATGGCATAAGTCGCCGATATAATACTTACCTGCTTGCATCATCACCAACCTCCTCCACAATGTCCTGACAAATAATTAAACACACTTTGGCGGCCATCCGCATCTTGCACAAACACTTCAAATGGTGTTTTCATGTTGAAATATAGGTTTGGACTTTGCCACCATTTTTCAACAAACACTTCCGAACCTAACAATGCTTTCAACATATTGTCACATTCATCTTTCACCAATGAATGGTTGATTGAATCATCTATTTGTTTTTTACGCCACATCATAATTTTACCTCATCAACCGCAAATTGTGTACTCAGCCAAATCAGACCAGTTTTTACCTGCGCTCTGACGGATTTTAGTTACCTGAATCAGTGTACGGAGTGACAACTCTTTAACTGAATCTTGGTGCTTCTCAATCAAATCCATGGCATCGGACTTGATAGTCTTGTCAAACTCAGGCATGAATTCACCTGTAGACAACAGGTGGCGCATACGCTCAATTTTCTGTTTAGTGGTCATTGACAAGTCAACTGCCATTGAACGAGTCAGGATAGCCTGGTCGATATTGGTAGCGGACAAGTTGGAGATAAACACAACACGACCTTTGAATTCAAAGGATGTAGGCAAATCTTCATCCTTGATATCAGCACGCCATGAAATGATACGGCGTGAATAAGAATCCAAGGCACCTTTGAGCAGGTTCAATGATGTAGGATCCTTGAGGACGGAATCACAATCATCAAACACAATAACGCCATCTTTGTTTTCGTACAGCGTACGGTACAGACCTTTAGGTGTTGAATAACCTTTGATAACACGGAAAGTCTTGTTGGTTTTGAGGATAGAACCAACAGCGATATCGTCAAGCACGGACACATCCTTGAAACCAAGTGCTGTCAATGTTTGAGACACTGTAAAGGACTTACCAAGACCACCAGGACCAGTCACAACCACGGATGATTGTGCGCCATTGGCAAGCATAGTAACCATATCGGACACAAAACCGAAGCGTTGGTTGATAGAGAAGCGGGACTCAGCAACAGGAGAACCAGTGTTGGACTCTGATTGTGCTTTGCGGATAACATAATCCATGTGCTCTTTTTTGGAACGCTTTACAGTCTTGCCATTGATAACTGCAACATACTTACCGTTTACAAATTTTACGTCAATCATTTTCTCGCCTTTGTTTCAATCAATAAAGAGAGTATACAGGAACTGGTGAGGATGGCAATATACTACTATAGTTCTCAGTATTTTTGGTCAAGTATTCTTCTTGGAACGCTTTGTGGTGGACGGTGTACTGGCGGCGAGCGCCTTCTTCTCCTGTTCTTCCACCCACTCCTGGTGCTCTTGGACCAGTCGTTTATAGTCATCTAGGGTGACAACGGCATCATTCCACCGATAATTAAAATCTTCCGTGGTGATATCTTTGGTGATTTCTTCGGCGATGGCTTTCTTACGCATTTAAGGTATTTTCCACTTCTTCAATAATCAGGTGTGCAAACTGTTTACAAAATATGGAGAACCACAATTCTTCCAATAATTCTTCTGGTGCGCCGGCTGCCATTGCCAATGCTTTCAATTCATCATTCATTCTTCAACTCCGAAATGTTCTTTTGATTTCACTCCAACAGGCAAGTGCGGAGTTATCTTTTTTCATAACATCTTCACAGATTTTCATACATTCCCATACAATCGAATCGGCGAACTTTTCTTTGTCAAAGATATATCCATGATTGGCGTCTTGCCAAACTGTGGCCTGTTCAGCAAGTTTCTTAATATGTTCATTCATGCCAATTCATCCTTCAACAGTTTCCATATTTTAATTGCCTTCTTCATTTGCCATATTTGTTCATAACGAATTTCATCCATAATGCCAATACCACCCCAACCCATATTCATGGCCACTTGGTTGCTTTCTTTGTTCATCTTTTCAAATACAGCAATCTGCTTTTGTAATACATCAACCACAATATCAAATTCTTCTTCATCATTTTCGTTCATCACATTTTCCTAATTGTAAAATACATCATGCTCACAAAGAACACCACAATACAGATTGGCACTACAATGAATAAACCAATCGCCTGAACCACTTCTACTGTCATTCTTCTACTCCAAACTTATGTTTGATTTCTTCTACACAATCTCTACGGAACGCATCTTCAATTTGGTTACGATAGTCATCATAACCAGGAGATAAATTCTGTACAATATCAATACATTCACCAATAATCAATTCGGCAAACTTTTTACATTCTGGCATATCCCAGTGGCCAATACCAAAATTATCAGGTAAATATCCAGCCTGTATAGCAAGTTGTTTAATTCGTTCATTTATCATGATAATTTACCATCCTCTGCTGGTGTCTGCATATTCAATGCACCAAAAACCATATCAAGTGGAATATTCAACTTGGTAGCAATATCTACAGGTGTCATGCCTTCACGGTAGAGGTCATGGACTTCCATGTATAAATCTTTCATTTTTCCCATTACTTGCCCTTAGTAACAACAACTCTATCAAACCACATTTGGTTAATCAACATATACAGGTCAAAGGTACACCATTCATTTGGTACATTGGTTTTGGTTTTCATTTATAATCCTTATTAATAGTGTAACTCATGGGGGGACACCGACATTCTACAATAATATCGGTGCCTTGGCAAGCGATGTTTACTATTACCACCATGAATCGTAGTAAACGGCATCACCAGCTGCAATGGCCAATTTGGCATTTGCAATAAATTCCATATCCTGTTTCATAGTGTATTCATCAGGTGGATTGGTACCAAAGAAAAACCCCTGTGTCTCAGGCAGTAGGTTATTCAATACATCATTTTCTAACGCATTGAGGTCAGCCATAGACAACTGAACAGGCACACAGTTAAAGGATTCTTTGGTGCCGCCTTTTAACCGATACAGGCGTTCCATCCAACCATGTAGGTCGTGATGCTTACGCCAATATGCCAATTCTTCCACTTTAGCAGAATTTTCTTCGTTACGAGCAATCTCAAAATCACCAATGGCATCTTCTGCCTTCACACGCCAAGCGTACATATCTAAACCCATGATTTACTCCATATCCTCTAATTCACTCAAAGCGTCAATAATACACGAATCAGCACAACTCATTTGGCTTGCAATTTCGGCATTTGTTTTCAATGGAGACACTTGTAATCCATTTGACATAGGCATTTCTGCCCAATGATATACATCAGCAAGCAACGCTTGTGCTTGTTCCAGTTTTTCTCTCAACTCTGAATTAGTCATTCAACACCTTTACTGTAACTGTTCCTGCGATACCATATTTTTTAGTCAAGAAATTCAAACACGCCTCAGCAGTAGGACGTGCCGCTTCTTGTTTACCACCTACGACAGCAACCCACTTCTGACGGTCTTCCCGATAGAATACTGTACCATCTGGATGTACTGCCTTGCCTGTAGATTTTGGCACTGGTGATAATTTACCAACTGCCGCCTTTGCAGGTTTCTTTTTAACTGGCACAGGTTTGACTTTTTTGGTCTTACCATCTACCACTTTTTCGTTACCTTCATCGGTGCTCACAGTGACTACCTGACCTTTGAAATTAGGACCAGTCATAGGACCCACCCAAGGAAAGAAACCAACCGCTTCAGGAGAAGGTTTATCCATGTTAGCGACTGCTTCTGCAAAGTCTGAACCACACAGCGACCAAGTATCAGTCTCTGTATTGTAATAACGATAATATTTACCTTGCATACCACGGTCGACATAATACATTGCCGACTTGGTCGGTTTACCTGAATTAAATTCCATATTATACCTCACTTAATTGAATATTAAAAACTTCCTGCTTCATCTTATGGTCATAGTACCGCACTGTGGTACCGATACCTTGATTGGTGCCCATTTGCTCTAGTGCATACGATAACGCATCATTTTGCAAAGCAAAGTCACCTACACGGCGTTCCCGAATTGCTTTCTTGCTGGTGTAGAAACTGACACCATTACAGATTACACGGATTTTCTTCAATTCTTATCTACCTCAATTTTTTGAACAACTGTTTTTGTGGTGTGAACACCAGCATCCAACATCTTAGCAATACCTGAAAACCCAATGGTTGACACGACAATGCCGAAAATAACACCAAGAATAAAATTCATAATCAATCCAATAAAATCATATATTCAGCAGGAAAGTATTGGCGGAACCAACGCAAACCCTTTTCCATCATCTTATAATCACCAATCATTTCACAACCTTTAATTGTGTCATAAACGGCAATCGCTTCAGGTGTCAATACTACACCTTCACCAGAGAATGGATTTTTTACCTCTGCTGGTTCGGTATCATATATCACACAATCAAACGGCAATTTTACCTTCATATTTTACCTCAATAATCATCATTACCAAAATTGGACGAAATGTCACGCTGTTCTAATTCCATAATTAATTCTTCATCGGTCATGGCACGATAACCTTTGAAACCTGAATCTAATATGGACCTCAATAATTCCACACCATAATCAGAATTCATCACGGTGTCAAAGTCATTATCAACCAATTCCTGAATTGCCATTTCACGGTCAAACATAAAAATCTCCTGTACAACCAACTGCATCATAGACCAACTCACGCACCACAGTATCCAACGCTTCGGCAAAATCTGGATTATCTGCCAAATTGACCAAACACTGATAAACCTCTAACCACGCCAAATCATTGGAAATGGCACCTTGCACGATGCTATTCACAGCAGCATTACCTGCATCGGTGAACATACCATAATATTCACCGTTATGTTTTACCTGATTCATCTTACGCCTCATTAATGTGGTAAACAACCAAACCTAACTCATTAGCAATTTCATATGCCGTTTCCAAGTTAGGCGCCTCGATTAAATCGCAACCATTCTCATGTTCAACAAAAAATTCACTCATACAGACTCCAAATCAATCATAATACCAAAATCAGCAATAACGTCACCGTCATCAACCAACACAATATCCCGTGGTTCGCCACCTGACCAAGGCAAATAGACTGGTTCATCTAATTTTACCTGATATTGTACCTGACCGCCATATTTGACCCGTGAATTTAACACCACGCCAGTGACTGGTCGGTCAATATAAACCGCCTTGATTGTGTTTCCGTCTTTATTCCATCCCATAATCTTACCTCTTAACAATCTGGATCAAAATCGTGCCATTCCTGCGCTTCGTCAGGTTGACCGTCATTTTCATCAATGAAAATGTCATTTTCATTTAAGTGTGAAATATCGTCAATTTCAATATCCAGATTTTCAAAATCTACCTCAGGCAGATAAGATTCCAATACCTGCTCTGGCACACTTTTCAGCAATTCTTCCAAAGCGGTCAAATCATAACCACGCATATCCAACTCAATTTGAGTAATGACACGGTCAATCAACGGTTTTTGCATTTCCATAATTTACCCCTTAAACGTAAAAATCTTCCAACTCAGCAATACGCTCACGCACGAATTCCATATCTTCCGAATCGAATTCAGGATCCATGCGCTGCAAGTCATATTCCAAATCCTCAATATGAGAATCAATGATTTCATTGACCATTATGCGGTAAGCAGTAGGATCGCATTTACGCACAATGTCGGAACGTGAAAATGTTAAGTTACCAATAACAATGTCACCGTCACAATCAATCATTTCATTAATCATCTCAAGAATGTCATTTCGCTGCATTTTTTACCTCTTAAACCGAAAAATCTTCCAACTCAGCAATGCTTTCTTTTATTGCTTCAATCTCGTCCTCGTCATCCGAATGTTCCAAGTCATACTGTAAATCCTCAATTTGAGAATTTACAATATCCAAGCAAATCTCACGATATGCAACAGGATCAAGACGGCGCACAATGTCGGACTTGTAGAATGTCAAATTACCAATCATCACAGGACCATCAATATCCAACAATTCATCAACCATTTCAATTATCGCTTCGTTTCTCATTCTTTTACCTCACTGATTTAAAGATACCATTCTATCAGATTTTACCTGACTTGTCAACCTGTACACCTTAGTTCTCACTTACTTGCCTGGAGAACTAAAGTTTACCTACTGATTACCATGTACGCACATATACTGCAAAAGTAGTAGCATCCTGAAGGACGCAATACGATTGTGTACCATGTGTACGAGGACCACGATACCTAAGTTTTACTTTGAACCCACGGGTTTTGTAATACTTCAGTACTAAGTTCCGATATGAAACCGGCACGCCTTTGTAGAAGGAATTATTACCCGGAGAACGATAACGCTCAAGGTAGTTAAAAGTATTCATTTGCTCAAGAAAATTCATCATTTCGTATTACTCCAAACACGCCAACTCGGCTTGTAACTCTTCCGTACTCATCATAGGAAGAATCATAGTAACATAGGTCACAAACGCATCTGCATCTTTATAACCTTCGTTTACAATAGACTCAATAATGAGTGCTATAGTTTCGTTTTTCGTCATAATTCTACCTCAATCATTAAAAACACAATTATACCAGAATTTTACCTACTTGTCAACCTACTACCAAAGTACTCCAGTTTACCGCTGTGATACTTTAGTATCAATTATTGCTGAAACCGACATAGAACTAAAGTTTACACCTTGTAGAATGTAACCGTTGTTCAGTAATGCTTTTGCAATACGATCCGTTACAGATTGTATTACTTTTTGTGTACTTTCCGACCTGTCACGATATGATACTTCCGTATTAACATTCATCAAGTCAGAGCAAGAAAAAGGTATTATATAGTAATTTTCTCTTAATTCGTGACGTTTGCTGAAGAAAATAGTATTCATCATCAATCTCCTGTACTGAAAAAGTTTACAATTAAGTCTTTTGAATACTCTCTGTACTGAAAAAGTATTCAAAAAACTTACCTAGAAAACACAGAACTGAATCTGTGTATCTAAGTATTACAATTTAAACGAAAAGTGAACGAATAGTATTAATAGAATGTCTCATGAATTCAAAAGAACTAGTAATTTCGATATCATCAGTAGT